GATCCACCTGCCGCGTGCCCGCAACCACGTCCTCAACCTGCACTTCAACGTGTGGACGGACGCTTCCGAGGCGTGGCTCGACAGCGCGACGTGGGATGCGAACGCGGGAGTCGGCCTGTTCGAGCACGACCTTGAGGGCCGCGAGTTCTTCGGCGCGCTGGACCTCTCGCACACGCAGGACTTCACGGCATGGTGCCTGTTGTTCCCGCCCGAAGACGAGCATGGCCAGTTCGGCGTGCTGTGGCGCTTCTGGATACCGGAAGACGCCATTATCCGCCGCGGCGACATGGCTCCGACGCTGCGCGAGTGGGAACGTGCGGGATTCATCAACGTCTGCCCCGGCGACGTGGTCGACCATCGCGACGTTGAGGCGCAGGTGCTCGAAGACTGCGAGACGTTCCACATGCGCGAGATCGCCTTCGACCGCTTCCACGCCTACCCGATGGTATCGAGTCTGCAGGAACAGTTCCCCGAGCAACTGGCCGACGTGGGGCAGACGTACAGATTTCTGAACGGCCCGGCAAAGGAGCTGGAGCGGCTGCTCGCTGAGGGTCGCTTCCACCACGGCGGCAACCCGGTCGTGCGCTGGATGGTCGGCAACTGCGTGGCTGAGATGAACCAGGACGGCTACATACGGCCGTCGCGCAAGCGGTCGAGCGACAAGATCGACGGCGTGCTGGCGGCCTGCATGGCGCTCGAACGCGCCATGGCGAATCAGGAAGACGGCGATATGACCTTCTACATTCCCGACGAGGTGAGTGGATGAAGTACGCAGGAACAGTGTGCGAGCTAGGCGGCCTGGCCGCCATTTCTTTTGGTGCCTACCAACTTGCACCTTGGCTCGCATGGGTCGTCGGCGGCGGCGCGCTCATCTTCATCAGCCAAGCCATCGGAGGTAAGCCTTCGTGAGCATCTTGAAGCGCGCGGCCCTCAACTGGTTCGGCACCGTAGCCCCAGCCCAGCGCGACCCCGGCGTATTCTGGGACAGGGGCGGTCCCGAGTCCTACACCGGCATTCCCGTGAGTCACGAGATGGCGATGACCTACTCGGCCGTGTTCGCCGCCGTGAGGCTCATCAGCCACGGCATGTCGAGCCTGCCCGTCGGCTCCTACGTCAGCTTCGGCCCGAAGACGTTCGTGCGCCCGAAGCCGCCATGGATGCTCAAGCCGAACCCCGAGACGGACTGGCCGAGCTTCGTGCAGCAGATGATGGCCTCTATCCTGCTCGGCGGCGACTCGTTCTCCGCCAAAGTCTATGCGCGCGGCGTGCCGCAGGAGCTGTGGCCCATCGACCCGCGCCTCGTGGTCGTCGACCGGGACACGAAGACGTACCAGAAGATTTACGAGATCAATGGCCAGACGCTTACCGACCGCGACATCCTGCACATCCCCGGCATCATGCTGCCAGGAGCCTTGCGCGGCCTGTCCCCCGTCGAGTACATGCGCCAGACCATCGGCCTCGGCCTCGGCGCTGAGAAACACGGCTCCAAGCAGCTCGCCAACGCCGCGACGCCGAACGTCATCATCACGGTGCCGGGCAAGGTTGACGACGACGTAGCGAAGAAGACGGCCGACCGCTTCGACCGCCTGCACGCGGGCCTCGACCAAGTCGGCAAGACCGCCGTGCTCGGCGGCGGCGCGACCGTCAACGCGCTGTCTATCACCAACGAACAGATGCAGTTCCTGCAGACGCGCCAGTTCCAAGTCTCTGAGGTCGCGCGCTGGTTCGGCATCCCGCCGCACATGCTCGCCGACGTGACGAGTTCGACATCGTGGGGCACTGGCATCGAGCAGATGCAGATCAGTTTCGTGGTCTTCGCGCTCACGCCGTGGGTGAAGTTCGTCGAAGCCGCGTTCAAGCCGCTACTCGTTGACTACGCGCAGACCGTCGATACGCGCGGCAACGCTGACTGGTACTGCAAGTTCAACCTCAACGCTCTGATGCGCGGCGACATGGCCGCCCGGGCGACGTTCTACCGCGAGCTCGCCAACGTCGGCGCCATCTCGCCGAACTGGATACTCAACAAGGAAGACGAGAACCCCTACGTGGGCGGGGAAGCGCACTACATCAACGGGGCATACGCGCCGATTGGCTCGGACGGGATGCTGATGGTGCCGGAGCCTCCTGCGCCGCCCGAACCCGCGCCGCCGGAACCCGCGCCCGTGACCAACAACAACGTCACGTTCCCCGAGGGCTTTATGCGGGCGACGGTAGACGCGCGCACCACAGTCGAGCGCGGCGCGGTCCAGCACCACGACGCCCCCGTGAACGTCGACGTGCATCCGCCCGAGGTCAGCATCGACGCGCCCGTGAACATCAACGAGCGCGCCGTCGTCGTGGAGAACGCTACCACCATGCCGGACGTGCATATTGATGCACCCGTACACATAGATGAGCGTGCCGTTGTGGTCGAAAACACGGTGCAGATGCCGGAGCAGAAACGCGCCAGCCGCACGACCAAGTTCCTGAAGGACAAGCACGGCGTCATCACCGGCAAGGTCGAGACTGAAGACGAGGAGAGCTAGTGGCACTGAACCTGAAACTCGCCGACGCCCACGTGAACGCGCAGGCTGACGCCCTCAACGCCCTGTACAACGGCGGCAAGCTGCGCGGCTACACGCTCACCCAAGCTGCGACCGCAGATACCGCCATCGGTTCGCAAGTCAAGGTCTTCGAGTTCACCTTGCCGACCCCCTGCTTCGGCACCTCGGCGTCCGGCCTCGTGACCGCCAACGCAATCACCGACACGACCGGCATCACGGGCGGCGACTGCACATGGTACCGCATCACGAAGGCCGACGGCACCACGGGCCTGCAGGACGGCAGCGTGGGCACGTCCCTCTGCAACTTGAACATGGACGCCATCACCATCGTCGCCGGCGTCACGCAGCACATCAACTCATGGCAGCACACGGTGGCGAGGTAGTGGCGCTCTACTCGGCGGGAGTAGCGACCCCGGCAGCGGCGGCAGGCGCGGCGTACACCGACCTTCGCGCTCACGCATCCAGCGACCGCCCGTACCTCAAGCGCGTCGAGATCACGGTCAACGCCGCGACGGCTTCGAGCATCGGCCTCTATCGCTCAGCCACCGTCGGCACGGCGTCGACCACCGTCATCGGCGTGGCGCACGAGGTCGCGAACCCGGCCGTCACCACCCTAGTCGGTACAGCATGGTCCAGCGCCCCGACCGTCTCCACGGCTGTCCCTCTGCGCCGCATTGTCACGCCAGCCACCGCAGGCTACCCGATCATCTGGGACTTCGTTGGCATGGAGATCAGCATCGCCGTCGGCGCGACCCTCGTGCTGTGGAACTTCGGCGCGGCTGCAGGCAGCGTCCTGCACGTCGAGTGGACGTGGGACGAGTGACGCTTGTCTGACGCATTCAGATTCCCCGTCACCAACACCCGCACGCAGCGGCCGGGCGCGCCAGCGAAGGCCGTCAGCAAGCCGCTACCTGCCGCGAACTCGCTGGAGTTCCTGCTCGCTGCTGCCGCTCCCGCGAACAACTGTGCGCTGGCCACCACGCAAGCAGTGCAGGCAGCCGTCGCTGCTCTCGTCCAGCATGAACACATGGCAGCCACGGGCGCTCAGACCGCGCAGACCGCATCCGCGAGCGCCGCGCAGCATCAGCACCTAGCCGCAACCGGGACGCAGCCCGCACAGGCGTCCGCCGCCGTCTCGTCTTCGCACGAGCACCTGTCCCTGTCCGGCAGTCAGCCCGCGCAGACTTCCGCCATTGCAGCGGCACAGCATCAGCACATCGGCGTCGTCACCGCACAGGCCGCGCAGACCGTCGACGCCGACCTTCACAGCCACGTCCACCTCGCCGCCGTCACGAGTCAGGCCGCGCAATCAGCAACGGCAGAAGCGGCGCAGCATCAGCACGTGGTCGCCGCAACATCGCAGGCCGCTCAGTCCAGCGCCGCGTCCACTGACCAGCATCAGGACGTGTCCCTGACAGCCACGCAGGCCGCTCAGGGCGCGATGGCTGGAGTGGCGCAGTCGCAGGACATGGCCGTCGAGACGCATCAGGCGGTGCAATGGTCGGTCATCGCGTCGGGCGCAGTTGTCAACAGCCTGGCACTGGAGACGCAGCAGGCGCCGCAGTTCGCAGTCACAGTCGCAGCGCAGTCGCAGGCCATGGCCGTGGGCACAACGCAGGCCAAGCAGGTTTCCGCGCTCGCCTACGACCTTTCGACTCCCGTCGCCAACAACGCGGCCATGGAAACCACGCAGGCACCGCAAGAGGCGGCTGCGTCGGCATCCGCAATCGAGACGCCCGTGGCGCTACCGACCGGCGGCGGCTACCACGGCCCGGCATATCAGCACGCGAACGGCGCGGCGATGGCGACGACGCAGGCCCCGCAGATGACCAGCATCGAGGCAATCGGCGGGGTCGAGGCCATGAATCTACTGACCGCACTGTTCGACCTCGACGCAGACCTTGCGATGGCAGCCTGATGGCTTGCACGCGCTGCGGTGCCTGCTGTCGTGAGTGGGCGGTTGCGATGAGTCCCAGTGAGGAGACCGCGAGGTTTCTTACATATCACGGCCTGGCGATGCGCCACCGCGCGGACGGCCTGATGGAAGTGCACGGCCAGTCGAAGTGCCAAAAGCTTAGGACCAGCAAGGAGCACGGGACATCGTGCTCGATCTACCAAGACAGGCCCGCGATTTGCTCGGCGTTCCAGTGCCCCAAGTGTAAGTGAAACCTCTTGTGGCGGCATCCGGGATCGATGTTCATGCTGGATGCATGGAGAAACGACTGTGTGCGTTTGAGGATTGCGGAAAGCCAGCCGTCTCGCATTCTCTGTGCCCCGCGCATCGCAAGCAGCAGAGATTGGGTCATCAGTTGCGTCCCCTGTCGCGCTATAAAGCGCGAGCCGCCGAGAAGCCGGGGCACAGGGTCTGCACGAGGTGTGACCAGGAGTTTCCTGCGACCAGGGAGTTCTTCTTCAGGCAGCGTCACGGTCTGCAGGCGATGTGCAAGCAGTGTGTCCAAGGATCACCCGGAACTCGCGAGAGGCACCTGCGATACAAGTACGGGATTGACCAGCGCGAGTACGACCTAATGCTGGCCGAGCAGGAGGGCGTGTGTGCTATTTGCGGGACATCTGATGCTGGCGGCAAACATGGCGTCCTCCACGTCGACCACGATCACGCCACGGGTAACGTTCGCGGTCTTCTGTGCCACCGATGCAATGTCTCTATTGGGCTATTTGGCGAGGATACAGACGTTCTCTCCAGTGCCGTTGATTACCTTAGCAAACACCGCGCGCCGGGGCTTGCAGTAGCGCGCTAGAACGCAGTCACAACAAATCCATCCAGCGAAGCCGCCCGGAGCGGCTTTTTTGATGCCCGAAAAGGGAGGGTTCTTCGTGAGAACCGACATGCAAGTTCGCTCAGTGGCTACGGAGTTCGACATCCGCAGCACCGACGGTGGCGGCAGCACCCTCACCGGGCACGCGGCCATGTTCAACTCGCCGACCGTGATTTACGGGATGTTCCGCGAGCAGATAGCGCCCAAGGCGTTCAAGAAGTCGATCAAGGAAAACGACATCCGCGCCCTGTTCAACCACGACACGAACATCGTCTTGGGCAGGAACAAGTCCGGCACCTTGCGCCTGATCGAGGATTTGTCCGGGCTCGCCTACGAAATCGACCTGCCCGACACGCAAGCCGCCCGCGACCTGTGGACCAGCATCGACCGCGGCGACATCTCGCAGTCCAGCTTCGCGTTCGAGGCGATCAAGGAGTTCCGCGAGGAACCGGATGAAGACAGCGGCGAAGTGCTCCCGCTCGTGACCATCCGCGAGGCCCGGCTGTACGACGTGAGCCCGGTCGTATTCCCGGCCTACGAAGACACCGACGTATCGGCCCGCGTGTTCATGCGCTGCGCCAATCTGTCGGGCCACAGCATCGAAGAGGTCTGCGAAGCATACGAGGCCGGCGAGACCGCCCGCCTGTGGACCCCCACCCATGAAGACGACTCCGAGCAGCGCTCGGATGACATCGAAGACATCGTTGAGCCGCTAGAGGACACCACGCCTGAGCCGTCAGTGACACTCAGCCGCCGGGACTTGGCACTCCGCGAGA